TAGAGGCTCTAAAGGTCCTAGAATTTATATCTAGGACCTTCCTCTAACTTTCCTCCCAAAAGTCTCCAAACACTCAAATCTAACCAAAAATATAAATAGAACTAATATTATTATAAAAGAGGTAAAAAATGGGATATATTAGAAAACCTTCATATTTTTTCTTAAGTGAAGCCGGAACAGGAATTGATGAACTTGCAATAGGTTCTGTTATTTCTGTAGCATCATACAGTGGAACACCAAAACAATTTCAGAAAGTTTCGTTAGGTGCCTTGACAGGTGCTTCTACACTCACAGATGCTGTAGTTGCTGGAAATCTTGTTGAACTAGGAACAGGAGCTGGGGGAGGATCTGTCGATGTTTCAAATAATACAAGTGTTGATAATACATATTATCCATTATTTGTAGATGTCATAACAGGAACACCAACAGTAACTCAAGTCTCTAGCACAAAATTGACATATAATCCTTTAAGTGGAACATTATCAAGCACAATTTTTAATGCAACCTCAGATGTTGAGAAAAAAGAGAATATTCAAGCTATTTCAGGAGCTCTTGAAGTCGTGAAAGCCATGAATGGTGTAACATTTAATTGGAAAGAAACTGGTGAAAAATCATCTGGTGTTATTGCCCAGGAACTTGAAGAAGTATTGCCATTTTTGGTAAAAGAAGATATCAATGGCAAGTCCGTTAATTATCTTGGTATTATTGGATATTTGATTGAGGCTATTAAAGAGCTTGAAGCCAAGGTAGGTTGATATGACTGGGGATTCTTTTAAAACCTCTGATACTCTAAACGTTTCTCAGAAGTATGTTACAGAGAAATACTGGACAGAGAAGATCATGGGTGAGATATTCTATGATGCTGGCGGTTTATGGGCTTGGGGTCAAAATAGTTCTGGCCAACTGGGTCTTGGTGATATAACCCATCGTTCAAGTCCTGTTCAAGTTGGTTCATTGACAAATTGGAAAGCTACAAGTGCTGGAGGTTCTCACACAACAGCGATAAAAACAGATGGTACACTCTGGACGTGGGGATGGAATAGTTATGGCGTACTTGGTCTTGGTGATACAACACATCGTTCAAGTCCTGTTCAAGTAGGTTCGTTGACAAATTGGAAATCTGTTTCTGCTGGAGATTATAGCACAACAGCGATAAAAACAGATGGTACACTCTGGGGTTGGGGATATAATGATTATGGCCAACTTGGTCTTGGTGATACAACCCCTCGTTCAAGTCCAGTTCAAGTAGGTTTATTGACGACATGGAAATCTGTTTCTTCTAAAAGTTTTAACACAGTTGCAATCAAAACAGATGGTACACTCTGGACATGGGGATGGAATCTCTATGGCTCGCTTGGTCTTGGTGATATAACCTCTCGTTCAAGTCCAGCTCAAGTTGGTTCATTGACGACATGGAAATCTGTTTCTGCTGCAGTGTCACATACTCTAGCAATTAAATAACAAAATAATAAAGGAAAATTAAAATGCACATATTACAAAACAACGGAAATATCATCTATGGACCAGCAGAATATTCTGTTGGAATGATTTCTTATGCTCTCATCAATGATCTTGAGATGGACATCGGGACTTTTACTATTCCTTCAAAAGTTGGAGCAGATGAGGTCATTGTCCTTGATGCAAACACTTCAGTTCTTCCAGCTCGTTTGGTCTATCCTTCATTGAATTCTAAGATTGAACAACTTGCAGGACCTTTCTGGACATTTTCATCTTCCGAAGCTCTAGGAACGTATGAAGTGGCTCCTAAACCGTTAGATGCCGTCAAGAATGAGCTCAAGGCCCAAGCAGCAGCTGTACGATATACAAAAGAAACATCTAAGTTGAGTCTGACTGTAGCAGATACTGCAATTGTAGTTGATGGATCCAGAGAAAACAAAACAATGTTCATGGTTTCTTATGGTGTTCTTCCTGAAAACGGATCTATTGCCTGGAAATTTGAAAATACATTCTTGAATTGTACAAAAGCTAATATTGCTGAAATTATTGGAGCATTTGTTGCCCAAACACAAGCTGCATTTGATTGGGAAGCCTCAAAGGTTGCTGAAATTGAAGCCTGTACATCTCTCGAAGATCTGAATGCCCTCGTTCTGGAGATACCAGAGGTTGAAGGAGCTGCATAATGGCTCTTATAACAAATTTTAAAGAACAGGGAATAGATCTAGGTGCTGAGTATGTTGATGCCTTTGAAATGGTCCCTAGATATCCTGAAAAATTTCCAGGATGGTATTCAGATCCTATTCTGAATCCTGCTGGCGGTTTATGGGCATGGGGATATAACGTCAATGGGGAACTTGGTCTGGGTGATATAACCGATCGTTCAAGTCCTGTTCAAGTTGGTTCATTGACTACTTGGAAAGCTGTTTTTGCCGGAGAATATCACGCAACTGCAATCAAACCAGATGGTACACTCTGGACATGGGGATATAATAATTATGGCCAACTTGGTCTTGGTGATATAACCTCTCGTTCAAGTCCTGTTCAAGTAGGTTCATTGACGAATTGGAAATCTGTTTCTACTGAAGAATATCACACAACTGCAATCAAAACAGATGGTACACTCTGGTGTTGGGGATATAATGATTATGGCCAACTTGGTCTTGGAGATATAACACATAGATCGAGTCCAGTTCAAGTAGGTTCATTGACTACTTGGAAATCTGTTTCTGCTGGAGTGTCACATACTCTAGCAATTAAATAAAGGAAGATCTTGCAAAATCTAATAAATATAATACAATTCCTTAAGACCAAAGATGAGCTTACTACGGCTCATCTTTTGCTGAGGTCTTTTGAAAAGTTCTCAGATAATCTTGAACAATATGATTTACTTGGAAAATTATTCCATGATGTCAAGGCATATCCAGATTCTCTAAGATGTGTTCAAAAATGTCTTGAACTTGCATCAGAAAGTCAGAAATATAATGTTATGTGCAATATAATAAAGATATATAACGAAACAAATGAACCAGATAAAGCACTTGAATATATCAGAATACTCGAGGAATTGACACCTGATGATATTTCAATACAAATGGAAAAGAACTTCAGTTATTTTTTAAAAAATGAAAAAGACCAATCTGAAGCTGTTCTAAGAAACCTTTTGCAAAGAGCAGATATCAACACAGAACAACAAGGAAAAATAAGATTCAATCTAGGTACATATGATTTATTGCATAACAGATTCAAGGAAGGTCTGAGAGGATTTATTCTTGAAGGCAAAGGAATAGGAATCTGGCCAGATGATTCAATTCCTGGTCATATAAAGGTATCAGATTCAAATCCTTTGGATATAAATAAATCGATGCTAATAAAAGCAGATGGTGGAATAGGTGATGAATTAATCAATATCCGTTTCATGAGATATCTTCCAAATGCAACCTGGTTAACGACACGTCAGGACCTTGCAGATATTTTTAATCGATGTGGATACAGAACAATAACTTATAAAGAATTTAAAGGTTACCAGGACTACAACCAGGCAACTACCTCTATGCAGCTTCCAATCTGGCTTGATTTATCTGAAACTGATCTCTGGAAAGGACGATATCTAGAACCATCTCCTGAGTCCTCTAAACACCTTAAAGATCATGGAATTAAAATGAAAATAGGACTCAGATGGTCGGGTAATCCTTGGTATGAACAGAATTTACATAGATCTCTGAATTTTGAAGACCTATACAAAACCGTAAAGAACAAATATCCTGATGCTATTCTGTATTCGCTTCAGTTTCCAAAGGAAGATATTGATTATAAGGATGTCATTGATTTGTCTCCTGAAATATCGAGTTTTGATGACACTCTTGGGATTATTGATAATCTTGACCTTGTAATAACATCATGTACATCTATTGCACATGCTGCAGGAGCCCTCGATAAACCGTGTGTTGTTCTTGCTCCTATTTCAGCCTATTATACATGGTGTACATTAAGACCTGACTCACAGGAACACCTTGAGCACTCCTTCTGGTATAGCACCAAACTAAGTGTACTTAAACAACAAGTTCCAAAATCATGGGATCTTGAATTATCTAAAATATAAGGAAAACAAATGGCAACTACTTATACTTCCACATTGCTAGAAACTACAAAAATCGTATCTGGAACTACTATAGATGGTACAAACTCCAGTACAGAGTTTGACATTGACTATACTCTTATTTTTGAGGCTATGTTAGCAAAATTAACATCTATAGACACACATATTGCTTCTATTGATGAAAGAATTCTATCTATAGAAGAACTGGCAAATGGTGCAAAAACTCCAGCTGGAAATGGTGATACTGGTATAGCAGTTCGTCATACATCATCTGAAATGGGTGGATTCCGGAGAGCCATGATTGTCAATTCTTTAAGAGGATCACAGCAATTAGAGAATGTCGTAGAAGAATATCAGAATCCTTCTGAGGTTCCTGGTCTATGAGACCCGCCACCAGAATATCAGATATTTCATCTGATACAGCAATTGCAGTAACCGGCTCGCCAAATGTTTTTATCAATGGGCGAGCTGCCCATCGTTTGGCAGATATCTGGTCTGATAATGCATGTCTGGTGACAGGTTCTCCCAATGTTTTCACAAATGGCAGACCTCAAGGAAGATTGGCTGATATAACATGTGATAATGCTATTGTAGTTACGGGTTCTCCCAACGTTTTTGTTAATTAATCCTGTTTTAATCTTAGATATGATATAATAAAGATATAAAAAATCAAAGGACCTTTAAAAGTGATCTCATTTAAAGAATTTATAAAACAGATCAAAGAAGCTGAACTCCAGGAACCTCAGGAACTTACCGAGCTGCTGATAGAACATGCAAAAGCATCTGAAGGAAACCTTGAGGATTATCGGGCAGTTGATTTTAATTCTAAAAAGGTAAATTACGATATTATAAGTGTAATATCGAATACAGTCCTAAAACTAAGTTGGGAAAAGATAGGTTCAATTAAAACCACCCTGAATACACTAGACATTTATAGAAACAAAATAACTGAAGAAAATTATATTGTTATTGCAAATGAATTGCTGGATGATGACACTACAAGACATACTATTGTTACCAGGATTGATCTTGTATCTGAGGACAAGATAGGTAAAAAATTAAACTTAAAAAACCTATATAGAATATCTGAAGTTATTACAATTCCAGAAAAAAGAGGTGAAGGTATTTCAAGGGAACTATACAAATTCTTTGTTAAAACACTAAAATACACATTACTTGGAGATTCAGAACAGTATTTCGGAGCCAGAAAATTATGGGCTCGTCTAAGTAAACAAAATGATATTCTGGTTGATATTGTTGATGTTGCATCAGGTACATATTTGGAACGTTCGACTAGAATTCATCATGGTGATCTAGATGGTGATTTTGATAAAAGCATCTGGATATCTGATGATTCAAAATACAATATACGTTTAATTCTTAAGGATATCCTTTAAGACACTTTAACACTTTAACACTTTAACACTTTAACACTTTAACACTTTAACACTTTAATCTTGTTTTAATCCTAGATGTGATATAATAAAGATATAAAAAATCAAAGGAGTTATATGCAAGTCCTTAATTCAAAATATGTTCTTGTAAATGAAATATGTTCTAAACATCACGTGAATATTTCCTCTTTCTCAAATATGATTGAAGAGAATGAGGAAGTTTTTCTAAAACTTGGAGGTTGTTTATTTTTAGATACATCTAGACTAGAACGAGTCCCAAGAAGATTTCTACCCTATGTTAAGGAGAATTATACAGATCTCACAAATACTTTTCCATATGCCTATCTTAAAAAAGAAATTGGATTCAATGTAAAAATTCTAAAAAAACTAGGATATGTTGTTGAAGAATTTCGTCTTGAAAATAAAAAATTCTTGAGAACTACCCCAGAATTTACTAAACTCACAAAAAACTACACCTTCTATAAACTAGATGCATCCGAACTTGATGAAGTGAAAGATATCATTAAAGATAAAATTCAATTGTCAAAAAGAAAATATTTGGTATGGTATTAATATGTCAAATAAGATTACAAACATAGATCGTACTTTGATGAAAACTGCCTATCTCTGGTCTGAGATGTCATATTGCAGAAGACGGAATGTGGGGTGTGTGATAGCAAATGATGGAAGAATCATATCAGTAGGATTTAATGGAACAGCATCAGGTGCACTGAATGTTTGTGAGGTCCTGGAACCAGGTTTGAGTACAGATGAAATTTGTCCAGCTTGTTCTGGGAAAACTGGAACTGTAGATTCAACCTGTAAAGAGTGTAAGGGATCTGGATTTGTTATCTATATAGATAAAACAAGAACATCTGTAATTCATGCAGAGGCTAATGCTATACTTTCATGTGCTGCAAAGGGAATTCCAACTGCAGGATGTGATTTATATGTTACGACTTCACCATGTATTGAATGTGCAAAAATGATTGTTCAATCTAAAATAAAAAGAGTCTTCTATAGTGAATCATATCTTGATATTTCACCTCTTACATTTTTAAAAGAATGTTCTGTAGAAGTTTTCCAAATTCCCTAAAATAGCACAAATTCCTCTTTTAAGGTCTTTATAATCGCACTAATTGAAGGATTATAAAGACCCAAAATCATCATTTTATGACTCTAAAGGGGATACACACGGTTTGCAGTCTTAGATCTTCAAAATAGGAAGATCTGGAAAAAGAACCTCATAATAATCAAATTTTAAAGAAATACTAAAGGTTCTTTCGGTCAGGTCATCTGTCGTAGAGAAATCTATACTTCCAAATGATTGGAATCTACAATTATAAAATTCCCATTTAATTTTACTATTCCCGAGAGCATTATTACCCTCTACCCAAAAATCAAATTGGAAATCTCCAAATGTTCCTTTTTCTAGAGATACATGTTTAGTCAGCATCTGATAGAGTTCTTTATAACTACTGAATGATTCATCTATTAAAATTTCAATATCAAGGGTTCCAAAACTAAGAGTATCTCCAGCAACAGTAAACTTTGCACCAGCTCTTGAATTTAATTCTGTAGGAGAAAGATCTATAGAAGGAATAGAAACTCTCTGAATCATAAAAGTACTCAATGGAAGTTCTTTAGTTCCACATGTAAAATCATTAGACTGAGAGAAATTTAAATGGTTCATGATTATTCCTTGTAATTTATTGATCTATTTATACTTTTTTGAGGATCTGAGTAGGTTTTAAAGTGCGGAGTGGTATAATAAGCTAACCTATAAATATAAGGCAGTACATATATGCAAATAGAAAACAAGTTTCAATTTAAAGAACCAAAAGAAAGAATGTCACATCAATATACAAATGAACTAGAACTAAAAACACTTTTAATTCGAGTAAAAAATGCCCAGAGATGTGTTGCAGTTGGAAGCCGACCAAATTTAGTGGTTGGGAACAGTACATATAAAAATCGTTTAATTGAAAAATACATCAAATGGTTCATTGACATCGGAAATAAAAAATATCCCAGAGAAATGGTTGATAAAAAAACTGCAGTCCGAGCTCATTTAAAAGAGAGAGCAATTCGTCTTGCTCTAGATACTGAAATTGACAAAAGATCCTATGAAAATTTCGGTCAAATATTATTATTAATGATAAAAAACATCCTCAGAAAACCTCAATTTAGTGGATATACATATAAAGATGACTTCTATTCAGATGCTATCCATAAAATTCTAAAATACTTACACAACTTCAAATATAATATGATTTCTGAAAGATCGGGAACAGCAGTTAATGCTTTCTCCTATATTTCACAGATTATTTTGAATTCTGTATTGCATATAATTAATCTTAAAAATGCAGAAATGAAGAAAATAAAAAACTACATATCATCAGAAGTCAATCATAATGGGGGAATTCATCTAACAGATTGGTCAATTACACGAAAATCTGTTTATAATCTTGAAGAATCTCTAAATCCACAAGTACATAATATAGAAAATATTGAGATTTCAATGTACGATGAATTGCTAAAATTAAATGAATATATTGAGAGTTTTAGAACAAAGAATGTGCCTGTTGTTTTGTACTATCCTAGCACTTATTGTATTTCCTTTGAGGAATATGACCTAATCAAACCTATGATTAATAAGGTTTCTTTAATAAGGAAATTATCATGATAGAACCTAAGAAAAGAGTTAAAAAACAACCGGATCTTTTACCTGAAGAAGTTCAGATGATGGCATATCTTGAAGAATTTATTGAGTTCAAGGCAAATAAAGATCTCGATTTACTTGATTTGATAATAGAATTTGCCTATATACATTCAATAGATCCCGGAGAACTAGGAGATTTACTTTCCAAGTCAAATGACTATATTAAGAAAATAGAAGATTGTTGTATTGAACGAGGAACTTTTAGAGATCCTGAATACCTTAAACTTCTGAATTGCTAGCCCTTGCTTAAGGCTACCAATTCTTTAGACCAAACTTAACCTTGAATCCTAGTTTTTTATAGACAGAGGATTCAAGGACTCGCACTGCAACCTCATCAAAATGAAAATCAGACACAATAGCATCATGAATTTGAGCAATAAAATTTCTCTTTCCAATGATACCTTTACAATTCTCAATCATTAATTTTCTTATAGGGTTTTCAAATGTTTTTGTGTACATTCTAAAAATCATCTTCCCCTTATAATTTCTTATTTTGGTACAATCCTCAAGAGTATATGGCATAATTCTTTTATTTTTTGGTCTTTCAGCCTCAGGAATTAAAGAATTTAATTTTACAATACGATTTGCATCCTCTAAAACTTCTAATTGTGATTCTTTGAATTCCTCAGGAAATTTTTCCTCGAAGTATTGTACCATCATTGGAGAAACTATAGCCATTTCAGACCTGAAAGAAGTTAAAAATTCAACCAATTCTTCTCTTCCATTAATCGCTTCAGCTGTTTGTATAGAAGGTTTCTTTAGCCATTTCATACTTCTAAGAGGGTTTCCTCCATTTTGAACAGAAATAACAGTTTGTTTTACAAGAGCCTTTGGATATCCAGAATTTTCTATCAAAGAAGTCCTCTTCTTGACAGAATACGTGGCAATTGTGGGACAAATTTTTGGATCTACATTGAGGGTCTTGAGTGTATTGATGATGAAGGTGTGTTGGGAGTTAATAATATCAATTTCACTTGAAACAAGCACATTTCTAAGGATTTTCGGCAATGCATTAAATTCTGTAAATACTCGACCTATCTTTTTTGAAACTGTTTTGATGTGTCCAATCAAGTGAGGTTGTCCATCAATCATAATTGAGCCCATTAAATTAAGACAAATATTATTGGCAAGAGAATATGCTGCCGAGATTTTAGTTTCTGCAACTGCTTGTAATTCTTCTATTTTAGTGTGAGGAATAGTGAAATATCTTTCTTTATCAAATTTCACTGAAACAAATTCATTAGAAAATCTTTCAAATGCTTGTTTACTGAATACCAGAGGATTTTCATTTCTAAGAGTCTCTATTTCAAAGATTGAATCATAGACCATTTTATAAAGAGCCTTAAAATTTTCATCCTTAATTGTGTACTTATAAGGAACTCCTTCAGGATCTTCATGTGTAGACTGTACATAACGTCCCTCTACTCTTTTTAAAAGCTCTGGTCTTATTGAGTTTTTAAATCCCTGTGCTTGTTCCATTTTATTTGCCTTGACTTCATCAAAATAGATTGCCATGGACATTGATTTTGAGCGTTTTGCTCTTTCATTGAAAGCTGATAATTGGTTCGAGTATGAATAAATCTCATTTTCCTTCAAATTTCCACGGTTTTTTAGCTTAATGTTTGTGCTTGCTAGAGTATATGCTAAATTGAGAAAATGAAGTATTTCTGATTGTTTAAAGTTTTTATAAATGACACCAACAAAAATCATGGTGTCAAAGTAGGAGAATAGCTTGAATATCTGAGGAATGGGTTTATCCCTGTTATATTCTCTGAGAGTATTGTAATGAGGCTTCACGGTTTGCTCCTGTTTTAGACGAAACCGCTTGGGGTCGGCTATCTCTTTAAATTAAGATAAGTTTTTTACATGATGCCCTTTAGCCCCGACCCCATTGATTTTAACTAAAGGGCATCATGTAAAAAACTTATATTCTTATTTATATTTTTTTCAAATATAAAGATGAAATATTTAGAGATATTTATATTTTTTATAGGACTATTATAAGATTTTTATGGTTAACGTCCTCTTGAATTTCTAAATAAAAGACATTTCAGAGAGATCTTAGACTGAAATGGATCTGACCTCTAAAGATAAAATACATAAAAGAGAGATTGATATGAAAAGGATCAGTCAAATCGAACCTTAATTAAAGAAAAAATAGAAAAAAGAAAAAATAAAAAGAAGAAAAGAATTTTCGGGGCGAAACCGTCGAAGACGGGTTCGACACAAAAGGTCAGAATTCGGGTTGAGTGTCGGGTGGATTTTGGGTTTTGATTTTTTTTTTTCATTTTGACCGGCTGTCAAGTTTTTGCCTCACATGTCTCCCCTGCTCAGAGACCAGATCCATCACATCGGTCCCATCCATCACACCGGACCCAAAAAGGTAGAAAATATAAATAGATTAAACAATTTATATCAAAGAGGAATAAATGAAAAATAAAAAAGAAATTTTAAAAGTACAAGCCGTGACAGAGGCTGTAATCAAAGGAATGAATGAGTCCAGTACAGGCGATGTATCACAGTTCTCATTTTTACTCGGCGATGTTATGAAAAGGGTCTATAGCACAAGTTTGCTATCCGATATTGCCGATGTTCAACCAATGAAAGGACCTACTGGAAAGCTTGCAACAATTTTTTCAGGTTATGGTGGTAAGGCAGTTGAATTAGATATGGATGGTTCTACAATTTTAGAATTAACATCTGCCTCGGGATTTACTCAGGGAGGTTCAATTGCAACAGCCGGAGCAACTGGTACTATTTCATATTTAGAGGGTACATTTGCTCTTGTAAAGGTTCTAACCGGTACATTTGTTAAAGGTGTTAGTACAACTGGTACAGTAACAGTCATTAAAGATGTCATTACAAATCGTATTTATGCATCTAAAATCTTTCAAAACTACACCATTTCATCTGAGTCTGATTCTAAAATAGCAATTATTAAACCTAAATTAGTTCTTAAAAATATTGAGGCAAAAACTCGCAAGATTCAATCTATTTTCACGACTGAAATGTTAGATGATTTGAGAGCAATGTTCTCAGAAGATTATTTAAATGATTTCTTAATTAATGAATTTGCCCAGGAAATTGTTCAGGAAATTGACCAAGAGGCAATTGCAAAGTTAAAGACAGCTGCAAAACCAGGTGGTAATATTGTTCTTAAAAATTCATATGCAATCACATCAGGTGATCTAAGTGGTTTGAGTTCAGACCTTTATCTTAATATCTATAAGGCAGCAATGGAAATTTCAAGTACTCTAAAAAGAAAACAAAATATTTTTGTTCTCTGTGATCAAAAAACAGCTGCCCTGTTGTTATTGAATCAATTACATCTATTCCCAGAAACTCAATCTGAAAATAATTACTACCTTGGAACAATTGGTAATCTTTATCATTTATATGTAGATCCATTTAGTACATCAGAATACATGTTGATTGGTTATAGTGACTTTAAAAATGGTACTGGAGAAAGTGGTTTATTCTTTGCTCCTTATACAAATACTATTGTTGATGCATCGACAGATGATCACCTAAATACATATAATCATATTATAAATATGTTTAGATATGATATGTGTTTTCATCCACAAGATCGTGGAACTGGTACTGCAGATTCTGATTTTTATAAAATTTTTACGATTGATTCATCTGCTATCATAAATAACTTATAATCATATCTTTGATCTCTCTAGAGATCTCTCTAGATCTCCTTGAAAACGAGGGCCACCGCCAGGTCCTCGTCTTTTTATCTAAATTTAATGAATTGTATGATATAATAGGTCTATAAAATTTGAAAGGCTTCATTATGTCTAATTTCATTTCAATATGGTATGAAAAATATAAACCCCAAACAATCCAGGATCTTATACTTCCTCAAGAATTAAAAGATCACCTTCAAAATATGGTTAATTCAAGAGATATTCCAAATATTTCAATGTTTTCTTCTATTCCAGGTTGTGGTAAATCATCAATTGCTAATGCTATTATATCTGAAACCCAGTTACCGTCCCTCTGGATCAATGCATCTTTAGATAAAGGTATTGATGTCATTAGAGGTGAAATCATGTCATTTGCCTCTGCAGTTTCTTTTGAGGATACAATTAAAATTGTAGTCATGGATGAATTTGACAATTTCACAAAAGATGGTCAATCTGCATTTAGAGGATTTTTAGATGAATTTTCTGGCAGTTGTCGATTTATTTTTACTGGTAATTCAAAATCAAAAGTTCTTGAACCTCTATTAAATAGAACAGAAGTATATGATTTTAATAATTGGTCCCTAAAAGAATTGGCAAAGCCCCTCTTTTCACGTCTATCTGATATTTTAAAAACAGAGAAAATTTCATTTCAAGATGAAGATGTCGTACAAGTAATCCGTATGAATTTTCCTTCTATACGTGCAATGATTGGTTCTTTACAAAGATCTAGTACTACAGGTACCCTAAAACTTGTTGAATGCACATCTTTAAGTACAAATGATACACTTAAAAATGCCCTGATAGCAAAAGATTTTGAAGGCATCATTCAGCTGTGTAATAATTTTGTTTCTCCTGATGATTTCTATACTTATTTGTATAATTATGTTTCGGTACAAACAGATGAACTTGAAATGGAATTTAAAAAAGCAGATCGTCCAAATATTATTGTTACATGTGCAAAATATGCTCATATGTCTTCTATGGTTAGAGATAAAAATCTAAATCTCGCAGCCTGTATTCTAGAAATTATTCAAAAAATCAAATAAAGGTTAAATATGCAAACTAAGCAAACCAAGCAAACTAAAGTTTCAAAAACCGCGCCACGAATCTTGCAGTCATTTCCAAATGATATCCCTCAGGAAAATGAAATAAATGCTGATTTTCATTCCCTGTATACAACTACACAAACGGCCACGATGAATAACTATCAGTTATATATCAGGGAGTTTGATGAACAAGGAAATGGTCTCCAAAGAATTTTCAATGCTCTTAAACTATCACAAGATGGTGATACCCTTGACATCTATATCAATTCCCAGGGTGGAAGTATTACAGAGGGATTTCAATTCTATAATATTATTTCAAATATTTTTCCTGAATCTGTTATTACATATCTAGATCCTGTTGGTTATTCTATGGGGGCATTGTTATTTTGTATGGCTCCCAAGAGAATTGCCTTCGAAACAAGTTCTATTATGTTTCATGATTATTATTCTTCTATGCAAGGCAAATCACAAGAACAAGAAGATTATTTTAATCATTCAAAACCTTTAATTCACAGTTTCTTTAAGAAATTAATTCTACAGCCGGGATTTCTAACCCAAGATGAATTCGACAAGATGATTTTAGGAAAAGAACATTGGTTTGATGTAAAGGAAATGGCTCAAAGAGGAATCTGTACACATGTTGTTACAAATGGATATGAATATACAGCCGAGGAATATTTGAGTTCTCTAAAACCTCCCAAGGCTCCTAGAGCACCGAAGGTACCAAAAGCTCCCAAGGCTCCCAAAAAGACAGATGTTCAAGAAAATTAAGATATAATAAAGAAAAAGGATATAAATGTTTAAGGTCTTCAATAAAATTTTAAAAACATCAGAACCTCTAACTCAGGAAGATTTAAATAAGGTCAATTCGTGGATGTTTGGAAAATTTCTAATGTCAGATTATCGTACTCTGCCTATTGCAAGTACCTTTAATTTATATCCTTCTCTACCTGTGCATTCCCAGATAGAAGCATTTAGATGCTTTAATAATTCAAGACTGAAGTTTATTAAATATATTTCAGCTTCGAAATATTCTGATGATAATATTAAAATGGTTGCTCGTTATTATAGAATATCATATAATAATGCCCAGGAATATTTAGAATTTATTACTCCCAAAGAACTACAAAAAATAACAGAGGAAATGAAACAATATGTATAATTATAAATCTGTAGTTCTTGGACATTGTGATCTTGACCAAATGGGATGTAATATTTGTTTAAAAATGGCAAAAATTCCAGATCCCAGATTTTTAAGCACCAATTATCTAAATCTTCAAGAACGAATACAGGATCTAAAAGAAATTGTAAAATACAATGCAATTGAAATTATCTATATTACAGATATATCTTTCTCAGAATATAGAACTGAATTATTTGAAATATTTAATCTTGGTATTGAGGTTGTTTTTATTGACCATCATCTATATCCCTCTGATTTTTTCAGTCAGGTAGGTTTGAATGTTAATGTTGTTGTTGAGAAATCAAAATCTGCTAGTACGTTAGTCTATGAGTATTTTGAACTTCATTTATTAAATAATTCTGACCTGGATCGTTTGATAAAAGTTATAAATCTTTATGATTTGTTTATTTCAGAAGATCCACTATATACTATAAGTAGTTATTTAAATGATTATTTCTGGACAAAAACAAGAGCCCATCAAAATGTTGAGCATTTAATATTTACTCATTTAGATATTTTTTCACAACCTGATTTTATCAAATTCTGTAGACATACAAAATCAGATAATCAATCCCATATAGATTATCTTGAAAGAAAAAAATTAATTCTCAGACGTTCTTCTGGTGCTGTTATTTTTTCAAATTCTCTTGTTGATTTGTTGTGTATTAGAGAATTTAATGAAGGAAGAAAATATGTGATTCTAGCAAATCAAAGAGGAATTGTCATGATACGTTTTAATAAAAATGCAAATATTTCTCTTACATATAAAGAAACAATAAAAATTAAAGTATCTGGGAATATGTACATTGGTCATGAAAATGCATTCTCAGTAAAAGTTCCTGTAGAAGAATTAATTCCAAGAATAAAGGAAATTGATGGTATAATATCATCTCTAATTAATTCTTAGTACTTCAAACGAACAGACAAATAAAAGGAAAACACATGCAAACCACGGAAACCCCCGAAATTCAAATAAATACAAATTTTGACCACCACATATTAAAGAATCTTTTATCTGATAGCGAGTATTTTTCAAAAGTATTCACCCATCTTTCAGATAAATTATTCAAGACCATAGGATCTAAAACAATTTTTAATTCCATTAAATCTCTATACTTTGAGCAATCTTCTATTCCTTCTATCACAGAACTTGCTGCAGGATGTAAAAATATTTCAAACGTTGAAGTCAAAAAACAAGTAGTCCAAGAACTTGTTGAGATTAATAAACTACAACCTTCTAAAGTCCAGTTCATGATTCCTGAGACTGTTAAATATATCAAAAATTCTTTATTTACTGAAGGACTCATGATAGGAGCTGATGGTATTTCAAAAAATTCTGAGGAAGTAAAGAAAACCGCCTGGGCACTGATGGAAGAAGCAGTAAAGTTTTCTATCAATTCTGATATTGGTCTTGACTATGAATTATTAGATGACAGAATTGCATATTATCAGCAAAAACAATCTGGATTATTTACAGGGATAAAAGAAATCGATGATAGACTAGGACCAGGAATCTTACAAAAAACTCTTAGTATTATTGCTGCACCACAAGGTATTGGTAAGTCACTGATGTTAGCTGATTTTGCCTCTTCATTTATAAAACAACGTAAAAATGTTCTGATGATTTCCATGGAAATGTCCGATTTTGAAACAGCCAAAAGAATTGATGCGAATGTTCTTAATATTCCTATTCAGGAACTGAGAGAAACTCCGAGGATTGTTCTAGAAAGGGCATTTGAATCAATAAAAGACCAAATAGGGAAATTTTACATCAGAGAATATTCACCAAATTGTTTCAGTGCAAATATGCTTGATAGTTTGTTGCAAGTCTATAAGAATGAATTATCTATAGAATTTGATGTCATAATTCTTGATTATATGGGTTTGATGAAATCAGATAGAATGCATAATGCGGATCAAACATATAACTACATGAAGTCGATTTCTGAAGAGGTAAGAGGAATTGCTGTCAAAAATAATATTCCTATTATTTCAGCTTCACAATTAAATAGAAGTTCACAACAAAACCTAGAGGCTGGAAATGAATCCATGTCAGAATCTATGGGTATTGTCATGACTGCTGATTTTATTATGATGTTGTTACAAACTGATGAATACAAAAAGCAGAAAAAAATGAAGTGCAAAATAACGAAGAATAGATTTTCTGGTATTACAGATGATTTTGAACTGGGTGTTGATTATAGATATATGAGGTTTACGTCTGTTGGATCTGGTTCTGGTTCAGTTGCACCAGTTGCAGATTCTAAAACTATTAAAAAACCTATCAAAGAGGATAATAAAGTATCTATAGATGATTTCTTTTAAAAGGACCTCTTTGTGGAGGTCCTCGAAGTATTAAAGACCCTTGTGATGTCTCACTTTACTCGGGTTCTTTTTTGCCTTGATTCTATATTTTTTTGCCTTCAATCTGATCTTGGCTTTGTTTTTCTTATAATATAATTTGAGCTTTTTTGCTTTTAATTTTTTCTTGGGTTTATTTTTCTTTGCAGCAGCTGCAAGAGCTTTTCCAGATTTCTTGAAAAACTTAGCTTCCTCAAGATCTTCTTCATCCTCGTCCTCGTATTCCTCGTCCTCGTCCTCGTCTGTTTCAAGAAAATCAAGTAAAAAATCTCCGAAATCATTCACATCTTCATCATCAAGAGAATTAATAAAATCAATCAATTCCTCTCTTGTAAATCCTTCCTCGTCTTCGTCCTCACCCTCACCATCACCCTCATACTCTTCTTCAATTTTTTTAGATTGAAATAGAAGCATATCTTTAAAGCTTTGAATTGTTTTTGGTTTTTCAATATTGGCCATTTTGGTCTCCCTTGTTTATATTGTACTATTTATACTTTAGTTTGAACGTTTGAGGTCTTAAATTCAGCCAATTTGTTATTTAGTGATTCAGTCATTCTATATAGATGTTCAGAAGCAGAGGCAATTTCTTCGGTATTTCTAGCATTTTCAGAAGACAGTGTGTTTATTTCGCTAACCCCTGTGATAATTTTATCAACATCACTAGAAACATTTTCAAATTCTTGTGAAGTTTTGGTATTAATTCTGGATATTTCTTCAAAATCAACCAACGTAACTTTAAGATTTTCTTCTGAACGTTCTGATTCTTCTGATACTTTTAACATGTTCTTTGAATTGGATATTGCATTTTTTGAGGTTTCATTTATTTTTGAAATAACGGATTCTATGCTTATGTTAATATCTCTTAGAGATGCCTGGGTCCTCTCTGCGAGTTTGCGTATTTCGTCAGAAATTACAGCAAAACCGCGTCCGTGTTGCCCAGACCTAGCCGATTCGACTGCTGCATTCAGGGCTAAAAGATTTGTCTGATCCGCTATGTCATCTATAATATTTAAAACATCCCGGATCTTTATTGCCTCTTGTGAGAGTTCCTCAATCTCTTGAGCTAATTTGTTCTCGTCTTCAGCAGATTTTTTAATTTTTGATGTTAATTCAAGAATAGTATTAGCGGTGTTTTTAATCTTTTTAGATACTTCATCTATTTTTTCAGATCCTTTTCTTACATCTGATGACTTGATGGTTATTTCTCTTTTAATATTCTCTGAATCTGTGGTTGTTTTTGTGATAATTCCCATTGTCTTTTCAACAGATTTACCTACTTGAAGACTTGTGCTTGAAAGTTCTGATGATATACTGGCATTTTCGGCTGAGAGTGCTTTTGAATCTTGAACCAAACGATGTATTTTATCTATAAATGTATTGATTGAAATACTCAATTCTGTCAATTCATCATTGCCTTTTATAGGCAGATGTTTTGTCAAGTCACCATTACCAGAACTTAAATCATTTGAATGTTGTACTATTTCTTTTAAAGGATTGATAAGGTTTTTGTAAAGAATAAAAATTAAAATACTCAAAGAAAATATAAGTACTGCACATGATACACCTATAGCAAAAAACAATTCTCTTTCTATATCTGCTTGAATTTCTTTGGTCATTTCTTGGACATCTTTATCTATTGAATCAGTATATACCCCAACACCCATCATGAGGTTTAGTGGTTTAAATAAAGTACTATATGCAATCTTTGATTCTGGTTTAGTTCCACCTGGTTTTGGATATTCATATTTGACAATACCTCCGCCATTTCTTGCCTTATCTAACAATTCTTTCAAGAAATATTTACCACTGGAATCTTTCATATCAATCAAATTCTTGCCAGTTAATTCTGGTTTAGGCATTGCAAAAACAGTTCCATCCATCTCATATACAAATACATAACCCGATAAATCATCAAAGAACTTCAAATCCTGAAATCGTTTTCTCAGTACTCCCCTGAGGTATTCATCAGAAGCACCTTGGCTTACTTGATTCTTATATGTGCTAACGGCAACCTCTATAGCAATTTGCGTTACTGTCCGTAGTTTTTCTTCAATTTCATAATTTACTGCTATTTTATATTCTATTAGAAATTCATTCTTAATATCAGCAATAGTGTTATAATTCAACCACGTTGATATGATAGTTAACACAGATAAACTTGCAATAGAAGCTATTATTATTTTTGTATTGATTTTCATTTTTTATGCCTTTATGTAATCTGTAATATTTGGAATAAGCATCAGAGGAGATTCCTCATTAAGGTCTCTTGTAGGTGGTTTAAATCTATCTGCTAAAAAACACAATTCAAATATAGTGCCTTTTTCAGAAGTTTCAATTAAATTAATTTCACCACCCCCTCTGGAAATGATAAATCTATTTATACTCAAACCATTGCCTCTATCATTTCCTTTAGAAGAAAAATTTGTATTATATATTTTCTTGACTATATCTTTAGGAATTCCATTACCATTATCAAGTATTAATACTTTCAGTAGTTTGCCAAATCTAAAATGTTCTTGGGTATATTTCTTTATATGAATCTTAATAAATGTGCTATTTGCCTCAATTGAATTTGTTATATGATTTAGGATAATACCTAGCAAATCAGAATCTGTCAATACACCTTTAGACAATTTAAATTCTTTTAATTCTTCGGGTATTTCGTATGAAAACTTATCATTTTGTGATACTTGTAAAATATCCATAGCAGTTTTAAAAATTTCATAAATTGGTTTATGATTTTCACTGTATTTGATTTGTTTAAGTTCTTTTATTCTTGCTGTTACTGCTCCGATTTGTGCTATGGATTCCACCATTGTATTGAACACATATTCTAGATTTAATCTTTTAATAACAGGTGATAGCCTAAAATCATCTTTACCTGAACTACATGCTTCAGAAAATGGACATGCTACAGTATTGAAAACGTTCTTAAGGGATTCTATTTTATTATTTAGAACAGTCAGAGGGGTATTAATTTCATGATTGATATTTTCTGACATTAACATCAGGGAGTTATAGTAAACATCATTTTCTGAACGGATTGCGTATTGTTTTTCTTTTTCTTTAAAATAATGGTGAACAAAATAAACAGACAAAACATCTATTAAAAATATACCAAATATCCAAAAAAACAGAGCATTAGAAAACATTTTTGATAGACCAAGTAAATCAGCAATAATAAATTCATTCTTACCGTATGCTAGAAAATCAACTTTGAATGAGAAAGGAGCATAAAATTCAATATTATTAATGGATAATACTGGTTTTGGTAGTTTTGCAACAGGAACAAGGTTTGGATATAAATCTCTAGATATTTCTTTTGAAGTGGAATTAAAATATATGACTGAATTTTTTGAAATATAATCACATTTATATAATATACAGAGTTTTGTTGGGTCACTATATCTTTCATGTTGAAAGATAGTTTGTTCTATACCCCATTTGATGACATCATTATATATTAATAACATCAAAACAATTCCACCAAAAAAGAACAGCAAAAATGAAAAGATATAATTAAATATTAAAATTTTTGATGACATCCACTACTCCACTGAGTCTCTACAAGCTGCTCCAATACAATATTTTTCTTTTTTAAACAATTTGGTGAATTCTTCTATTGTTTGAGTCTCATTTAAATCACCTTTATAGATAATAAAATCTCTCAAGTTTCTACCAAAATGGGCCTCGAACTTGCTCATTTTTTCACCAATATATTCTACATACTCAGAAACAACATTGCCAGAATAGAAAACAAAATTATTACATCCATAATTTTCATTCAAATGTATAGCAACATCAATACCATCATATTTTGTATTAATACCATTAACCATCATTTTACCAGGAAGAACAATGTCAATGACAGCAAAGTCAATTCGCATTAAATCTAGTTTTTGAAGAGCCTCCATTAAAATAAATGGAGCATGCATTCCACCAAATGGTAAAATATCGATTGAATTTAGATTAACATCATCATTTACATCAATTATCTTGTGCACATATTCCTTCACGACATCAACAATACCATAAGAATCATCTATAATAATAACATGCTTTTGTTTTGGATGTTTTAAGTATGCTCTGACAATTTCATCTACTCTTGGTTCAATATTAACTTCATTCTTATATGGCATAATATCTTCATATAGAGATTTTCTACTTATTGATTTAGGTGTAATGAATGATTCAACTCTTGAAACCAAACAACGTCTATAGCATTTTTGTAATTTTAAACCTAATTTATAAAATAATCTTTTTAAACTTCTCATTTCTTTTCCGCCGTCATAGATTTTACAATACCTGTAATAATTGCTGGATTAGCAGCAACACCTAAAACAATCCCTAAAGACAATGCCATAATTATAATGGCTTTAAGGTTTTTTGTATCAAAATATTGGAATATATTTAACTGATGTCCTTTTGCTTGTTCATCTTTTAAATATTCAATCAATTCTTCATTAAAGTCATATGTGGTATCTATAAAATCCTCGAATAATTCCTTTGAGATCTCACGTTCTGTATCGAAAACATCTAGTAAGAAAACGAATGCTTTTCTATTAATGTCAGATTCTTTCAAGATGAGATCAAGTTGAGTCAGAGTGTGTTTTGTACCACGCTCTTTCAATTGTCTCTTTATAATTTTGAATTGTTCATTTTTCTTTTTGATGCCTTCCATACATTACCTCTTCTAAACTTGCTATTTTAAATTGTCTAGTATTACCTTATTTTCCTTTGCCCATGTTTTATAAGCAGACCAATTATTAATTAAAATTAATCCATCTTTTGGTTTCATTGCAATAAACGTTTCACCATTTACATCTATATAAAATACTTGCATTTCTTGAATTTGTTTTAGTTCTGGAAGAGTTGGAATTTGTTGTTTAACATATACCTGCTCTTTTATTACTTGAACTTCTTTAGATGCACAACCACCAAAGACAACACTAAGAACCAATGCGCATAATGTCAGATAAGATATCTTTGTCATTAATATTTCCTTCTTTAAATTTTATTGTGCAATTGTCATATTTATAGATTTCTTTAAATTGTATTTTACGTGTTAATTCAGCGATATTCTTTTTAATTGTATTGATTTCTTCGTCTTTTAAAACTAAACGATCTGTACAAGTCTTATCGGCAGATTTTAAATCAGCTTTCAAGACATCAATTGTTTTTTGATTAGTATCATTTGTACTTGATAAAGCTGCAACATTAGCATTTAAGTTTCTAATCGCACCGAATTGTTCAGTTACTTTTTTATTGAGTGAATTTATCTCCGATTTGTAATGTAATATTCCAAATCCTAGTATAAGAGATATAATAACTCCACCAATAATATATTGTAGAATTTTATTGCTTAAAATTCCGGATATTGTAAACATTGTTATTCCTTTATTTTTTTAATTAAATCGTGTTCTGCTTTTCGTCTTATTGTCAGACCTTTTAATTTTTTACCGGCTGCTTTATCCCATTTTAAAATTTCTTCTGAAGCTCTTGTGTAATCTTCAGAATTAATGCATTTTCTAAGAGTTGAAATAGTATAATTTCCTTGGCCACAATTGAAACAGAAATCTGCTATTGCAACTAATCTATATACATTGTAATCCATGGCTAGTATAGGTGATAATTTCAGGGCATATCCAATAGCCTTTCTAAGTTCAGCCAATAACATATCTTCACATTCTTTGATAGATTTTGTATGGTATTTTGAAAGATCTTCAAATGGTATTTTAGACAACAATTGTCCATACCCTATTGTGGGATAACCAACAGGGTCATGGTATGGATATACTATTGAACCTTTTAAAATATGAAGACCTTCAAAATGTTTTGCAAG